GAGCAACTCGGCCCGCGACCCCGAGATATTGAAAGATCTTGCCGACAAGCATCTCGTTATACCGGTATTCGCTCCATGATTCCCTGCGCCGCAATATCCGCGAGCGAATTTCGCCATCGGCCCCGCCGCGCTCTTGAGAATGCCCGACAACTAGGGCAACCCATAATCTCCGATTGTCCTCGATATGCTGATTCGCGCCGATCATTGTTACCGCCTGATCGCGACGTTTTGCCGCCTGATGATCCGGATCCCGGCGATCGAGACCGGCTGCGTTTCCGTGTCTTGGCTCTTGATCCAACTCTTAATGACGCTCTCTTTGACCGTGATCGCATTCATTAACGGAACCTCTCCGGAAGCAACGGCCCGGACGAAAGCGACCATGTCGACAACCTCGATCTCGATCGTTTTCCGAGCGATCCCGGCGACATCCCCGACCCGCGTCATGTTTTCCTTTTTCTCAACGATCGGCATTTCCTCATAATACAACGCCGCCTCGGTCCGCGCCGCCTCGGCTTGCTCGACCTTCCCCGCTTTCTCGAGTTTCTCGGCCCGCTTGTTGAGTTTTTCTTGCTCTCGGCGTTCCCTCTCAAGCGCCTCGGCCCTCGCCTTTGCCTCGGCCGCTTTCCGTTTCTCTTCCTGTTCGGTCAAATAGTCCGAGACCTTCCTCTTCGTGATCGCCTCGGCCTCGTCGAGCGGATCCGAGAGCCGCTTGAATAACGCGCAAGCATTTTTCCACGCCTGATGTGCGGGAGTGACAATTTTCTCGCGCTCGACCTTGACCCGATCTTGCATCTCTTTAACGTTCCCGAGAAACTCGATCGCCTGACGTTTCTCGGCCTCGTTTTTGACCGAGATCCTCTCCGCGTGTTTCATGACCGCCGGAACCTGCCGCTCAACCTCGATAACGACCTTTGTCCGAATGTCTCGTTCGTTGTTACGTTTCGATTCGTTCATGATTTTCTCCTTTGATTTTTTTAGGAAATCCGGTATTTCCATACCGTGATCCCCGACCTGAATATGTTTTGCATCGCTCGTACCGGTCGATGCTCTTTCACGATCTTATAATTACCATCCGGACGCAACTGGACCTCGATCAGTTTCCGGATCCCGAGCCCCCAACTTGCGACCGCTTGGAGATACGCCTGAAACTGCAAATCATATCGTTTCGGATATGATCCGCCGGTCTTAATGTCGAACGCGATCCCGAGATCCGGAAGGATCCGGTCCAGAGTCGCGCCGTATTCGAGCCCGGTCCGGTCTGGCGCCTTGAAATAAATCGGAGCCTCGATAATCGCCGCCTCTCCGCCGAGCCCTTTGGCTCTCACGAACTGAATATACGCCGCGAGATAGCCGCCCCCATCCGAACCGAGATCGGACCGCGAGATCCGTTTCCCTCTATCCCATTTTTCGGTTATGGAATGGACGCGTTGCCCGCGTCGCCTTCCGGCCTCTCCGGCGACCGTGTCGGCGATCGCATCCATCGGAGAAAATAGGTTGAGGATCCCGCTCGTTGACGGGATCCGACGACCCCGGAGAGCATACATATGGCCCGCCTCAATGAAATTGAACCCATCGCGTCCGGGGACCGGGAGACCGTAATCCCCCGCCTTGACCGGCCGCAACGCCGCGTCTTTCGCCCGCTTCATATCCACCCCTCGATCCATACGATCGCGGGCGGGATCCCCGCGTCTTCGGCGAGAGACTCGACGATCCGATTCGCGAGCGACCTTGCCGAAATCATCATTCTAGCCTCTGGATCGCGTTTGTTTTTCGGCTCCATCTCCGAGATCCGAAACATTTTCGGACCGCTCCGAATCAACTTTATCTCGCCGCGCTCACACGATATAGTCAACGACTTGATATGCTTCATTGTTTCCCCTCTTCCTCGTTTTTTTGCCCTTCGCGGATCCGCCGGATCGTGTCTCTCGAGACCGGTTTCCCGCGCTCGATGATTCCTCTCGTGTCTTCGATAACCCATAACACTAAAACCAGCGCTCCGGCGACAACGGATCCTCGGAGCATCCACGCCCACGGAGAGAAGCGAGATCCGGCGACGATCAAGGCGATCGTAACCGCGATCGCCGAGATCGTCAATGCCGCGGATCGGAACGTCATCTGCATTCGTTCCCGCTGATCACATCGCTTGCGAATACGAACCGGAATGAGGGCTCTTCGTCTCTCGGGAACCTTACTAGACAAGCCCGCTTCGTCGTTGCCGCCCGCGTCCCGATATGGAACGCCGCCTCTTCGTTGAACCCGTCGATGAAATTCTCCACGACCGCCGCGCCCTCAAGAATTGGATTGCTCTGGCTGTCAACATTCCAGATCGCGACGCGATCTCCAATTTTGATTGTTTTTTTCATGATTTCCTCGCTCTTCTCTGTCTCGCCTCTTCGCGAACGAACTCTATATACAACGACTCGCTCCCGAACTCGGCAAGAATCCGACGCCTAAAAGCCAAACGAAAGTCCGACTTGCTCGGCATGAAGCCGCCGAAAGAATCGACGACCTCGCTCCAAATTTCCTCAATCCGCGCTCTCTCTTTCTCGGTCATTTTTCGCTCCGTTTTTTTGAGATCATTTTACGTAGATCCGCGAGCAACGCGTCGGCGATTTTCCGCTCTCGTTTGCCAAGCGCCGCCAATTTCCCGAGAGCATAGACCGCGCCGATCATGTCTTCGCCTTCCGCCTGAAAAGCCAATGAAGCATATCCGGGATCAATGCATAGATCAAAATGGAAGAGACATTGATTCGCATCGGACCCGATTGCAAAGTTAGCCTCGGACTCGAGCGCGAACGCCCGAGCCCGGAGAGCCTCGAAATCCTTCCGGCTGATTTTGCTTTTCATGATCACGCCTCGCAATGGAACGGGAGAACGCCGCGGATCGCGCCATCATACCAGCGATCCAACTTGACAATCTCGGCCTCAACCCGCTCTCGCTCCCCGTCCGTGGCCGCGTTGTCAACCGCGAACTCCAACTCTTCCCGAGTGTTGCGATAGTAATCCTCAATGCGATTCCGTTTCGTTTTGTTGATCATTGCTACCTCCGATATAATTATATATAAGGGCCTTATACTTGTCAACCCCCTTTTCCTCTTAAATTTTTTTTTATGAAGCAATGATTCCTGCGATCAATAAAGCCGCCGCGACAACGATCCTCTGACGCTTGAGTCGTTTGTTTTCCGCTTCCGCGTTGAGCCGGAGCGCCTTCTCTTTCGCATAATCTCGCTCGAATTTCGCGCATGCGACAATTTGCTCATTTCGCTCTTTCATGACCTCGGCGAGTTTTTCGTTTGTCAATTTCAATTGGACCCGGACCTCGGCGACCTCTTCCTCGAGAGCCTTGATCAATAGATCCCGATCCTTGATCGCCGCGATTATTTTCGCCTTCTCTACCTCGTGCCCGGACCTGATGTCCGCGACAACTGTCTTTGTCTTCTCGAGATCCTTCTCGGCCTTGATCCGCGCCGCCGTTGCTTTTGATTCGATCACCTTTGACGCCTTAATCTTGACATTGAGAGCATCGAGTTTAGATTGCAATCGAGCCTCACTCTCGGCCCGATCCCGTCGTAACTTGAGCAACGCTTGATCTCGCTCGTATACCATATCCTCGAGTATCTGAATCTCCCGGTCCGACTTGTCGCCGAATCCGGCGATCTGCGGGAGAAAAAGGATCACGAGCGCCCCGATCATAACGATTGCAACATAGACGGAAATTCTCTTCTTGTCATCATTCCCCATTTTTGCCCCCTTCGGCGTCTGGCCTCATTATTGGATCCGGCTGTGGTTCCGGAGTGCCCCGCAATAACGAAAATATCTCGCGGATCCGGCTCTTGAGCCGGAGCCAATCCCCGGCATATGCCTTGTTCATTGCAAAAGTCAAAACGACGAACATCGCGACGCAATGGAGAGAGATCGTTACATCGGGGAAGAGTTTATATACCACGAAAAAACACCCGACGCCGACGATCCACGAGATCGGCAAAGACCATTCCGGCTTTATGAACCGGATCCGCTTTACCATCTCCGTGGTAAATACCATTGACAACGCATAAACCGCCATGCTCACCACGACCCAACTCAACCCATTGATTACACTTAAAATCGATTCCATTATTCCTCGCTTTTTGTCTCGGCCGGTCCATCGAGTAGATCCTTGTTTTTCTCGAGTACTAGCCGATCCCGGATCTGATCGATTTCCTCTTTCGCCGCCGCGACCTCTCGTTGAGCCGCGATCAGAAGCGCCGCGTTTCGTCGGTCTTTCGGCGTTTGGCTGACCTCGTCAAAATTGATCCCGAGATTCGTCAATCTTTGAATCTCGCTCTCTTTGTACGCGATCAATCCCTCGAGATGCTCGATCCGATCCTCTGGCGAATCCGTCGAGCCGCTCACCTGCGCTCTCTGTGATCCGCTCTCTTTGTTGCTATCCTCTATCCCGATCCGCTCTAATTCCGCCGGGATCTCCGACGCCCGGCTCTCCCAAATCATCTCTTGTCGTATTCGCTCGACAAGACTTTCGTCAGAGAGAAAGATTGAGATCCGCTCGACGAAATTTCCCCATCGTTTCTCGAGCCGGTATTTCCGCGTTTTGATCTTTCCGCGTGACGGGAGCCAATATAACTTTGATCGCTCAATACAATCAACGACGCGCTCCGCGCCGATGCTATCGACTAAAAGGGTCAAGGATTCCTCTCCCCTTTGCCCGACGGGGATCCCCGCCGCCATCGCGATCCCCTTTAACTCTTTGCGGGATCTCTTCTCTTTCTCTTTTTGTTTTAGTTTTGTTTTTGTTTTAGTTTTGTTTTTGTTTTCTGATGAAGCCATTTCGTCGCATTCGCTCCGCAATGGCGTCGCATTGCGATCGCTATGCGATCGCATTGCCTCCGCATCCGAGTCGCCATGATCCGGATCGTCAGGTTTCCCCCATCGGGCCTCCGCGCCTACCTTTCCGGCCTTCGACCGCCTATGCCGCGCCTCTTCAAATCTCGTCATTCTCCGGTCCAATGATGGCGACGAATAGAAACCATTCCGCCTCTCGATCAAGAGCGAGTCGGCCTTCGGATAGTTTTCGGGATCCGAGACGAACTCTAAAATACTCTTCGCGAGCCCCGGCTCGATCTGAAATTGATACTCGAGATCTTCGACGTCTTCCTCGGGCATGCGAAAATCTTTATACGCGCCCCGTAACCGCTCGATCAGAAGCCAATATATCCCGACACCCTGCCAACCGAACCGCTTTCTCAATCGTACGAGTTTCGGATCGCTAGAGGCGTCCGCATCATGCAAGAATCTTTGCTTTCCCGCATCGCTCATATCGCCCTCTACCGGATCTCTGTCTTGTTTTTTGTATTCCGATCGAATCTCTCGAGATACATCTTTAACGCGTCCCGGATCAACGAACTGCGAGATCTCGCGAGAGCCCGTGAGATCTCTAACAACCGGATATGTTGCTCTTCCGTTGGATGAAACGCCATAATCGGGCCTAACTCCGTAAATTGTCCTTTTCTTGATTTCATTTATTCCTCTCTTTGATTGCTTGGAGCGAGCCGGGGAATGACACTCTCCCCGGCTCTATCTCGATCCCGCGTCTAACGATATTCCGGCGGAACGTCGTCCGGCCCATAATCCGCCGGGGACATATCCGGGATTGACGAATCAACCCCCCCGTCGTTGTCGCTCCGCTTGCCCCTCGTGGAGCCGCCGTTGATCTCTTTCCTGAACGTATTCAGAGACGCCCCGGCCCGGCTCTCTTTGAGATCGAGCAACCGCCGGACCCCCGGAACCTGACCTTTTCGTCCCTTGAACGACGTCACGCGCTCGAGAGTGTCCGTTGCCTTCCCGACGTCTCCGTCTCCATGAAACGAGAGTATCTCCATCCATAGATCCCACGCCGCTTTCGGAACGTCGTCTTGTTGAACCGTTGCGTTGTCGATAACCGCGCTATCCATCCCGCGCTTGTTGAGATCGTCGTCGCCGGAGCCTGCCGCCTCGTTTGCCTGAATGTCTTCGAGATCCTGATCCAACATATCACTAACCCCGGACGTTGAAAGAGCCGCATCGACAAGCGCTCTCTTTTTCGCCATTTTTAGGATCGTGTTTTGCATTGTCCAGTGATTATCCCGCTCGACCCTATGGAAAATCCACCACGCGCCCTCTTTTTTGCGAGCAATGTATGCGGATCCGGACGATTCCGTTCGCTTTCCCTCGACCTCTTTCGCGAGAATCCGCTTGTCGCGTGTGTCCCAATATGCCTCGGGGACTTTTTTTTGCGTGTTCTCGGTGAAATATAGGTATTTTTCTTCCCGAGAATTACACGACCCGATCCCGGTCCCGAGAACGATCCCGCTCTCCCTGTGAACGAGTTTGACGCTCATAGAGTACATAATGAGATCGTCGCGTTCGACTCGCGACTCGACGATATAAATCGGACTCGCGCACATATACATTACAAGCGCCTCGGCCCCGGCCTTTAACAAGACCGGCTTGTTGACCCCCTTGATCCGCGCATAATGCGGACCCGGCTCGAGAACGCTCCGAAAGATGTTCCGGATCTGATCGATTCTCCCTCGCAACTGATCCGGAGATAAGACAATGTTTCCCATCCCCGTACTGGCCGGAGAGACTCCGACCCCCTCGCTCTTTCTTTCCGTCATGTTAGCCTCCAAATTTTTTATTAAACTTGATCACAATGCAATCTCCGGAGTCGGGATCCCGAGTTTCTCGATGTCATAATGAGCGAAATCTAGCAGATCCCACCATGACTCGCCCCCGGCGATCTCTTTGAATCCGGCCTCGGATCCTTCATATTTTTCGCCGCGGACGATTGTATCAAATACTCCATGATCCGGATGATTCGGGTCCATGATGATATTGTCCTCGTATAGATCGAAATAAACCTCGATCGCGACGCCGTTTTCTTTTATAGACGGATATAACTCAACGAGATCTTCGAACGTGTCCGCAACGCCCGCGAGAGAATGCTCTTCCCCCGCCTCAATATCCGGGATCCGGAACCCGATCCACCTGATCGCCGACTCTCCGAAATCAATTGATTCGCCTGAATCCGCCGGAGCCCCGGCGAGATGATTACCGCTAAATAGATTGTTCATTGCTACCTCCGGATATACAATAATATAAGATTCTTTTATTGTCAAGCGCTCGTGTCGGCAAAATTAAAGTTTCAATTCCGAGCGATATTCATTGGAATGCAACCACGCCGGTGTCACTTAAACCGAACCGCGGGGATCCCATTTAACCTGACCCGGAGCGGTCACATATAAACATAACCATTACGATCGCATTAAACGGCAACCGCGGCGGTAGCATATAAATCAAACCCGGAGCGGTCACATATAAACACAACCATCGCGGGGACACATTGATATATAACCGCGACGGTATTGATTAAATGCCCCCGGAGCGGTAACATTCCGACTGCCCTCTTTTGTGTGCAATGGCGATTGCCCTCTTTTGTGTGCAATCGAAATAGAGCCGTGAAATTTTTTGTTTCTGGCTCTGCCCTCTTTTGTGTGCAATGCCCTAAAAATCACCCACAAAGACTCGCCTTTGTTTTGATTTTGCCTGAATTTTTAGGCAAAAACGCGTAGGATCGCCTGTAAGCGACGATCGTTTTCCCGATCCCTCTCGTTTGTATAAGAAACTTATACCTCGAAACGCTGACCACGACCGCGTCTCCGGGGATTAGTTAGAATATAACGCCATTTCAGGGTATAATCACCCATACCCGGCCGAGAAAACGTCTTAGAAGCGATTCGTTTATAACCGCCACGGTCACATATTGAGTGCCCTCTTTTGTGTGCAACGAAAAAATCGCTAAAATATCGCCGAGATGATTTTTTTGAAAAAACCGAGAATCTCTGCGCCGTGAGAACTCACTAATTCAAAGACCTGTGAAACTCCGACAAGAGCGATTACCCATAGAATCGCCTTCCGCTCCCCGGATCTCTCGGCGAGTTTTTCCTCCGAAACCCGTAATCTCTCTTCGATCTCTTCCTCTGATTTCCGGATCCGCTCATACATGACTCCGCGGATCTCCGACATTTTCTCGACCCATAGTAGCCGACTCTCTTTCAACTCTTCCTCGATGATCCGTGTATATCCCCGAGATTCTTCCCGGTTTGTCTCGAGACTGATCGCCACCTTATTTTGAATATCCGCGCAATGGGCGAGATGGCGCCGCCATTGCTTGAGAAGCCCCTCGACGCCGTTCCCCTCAAGGATCAATCTCGTTTTCGTTTGCTCGCCAACTACCTCGCGCTGACTGTCTTGAACGGCCTTTATCTCGAATGTCAATTGCTCAATTTGCTTGGACAACTTCTGTATTTCCACGTCTGCCCGCCTCCGTAATAAATCCGGTTTCGATATGTCACTCAACGGAGCCAATGGATCAACCGATAAAGCAAAACCCCGGATGTTGCGACAAGGATCCAAAAACCGGCCTTGTCTAGCATCGAGCCGGAGAGAAAAAACTCCCTAAAATTGATCAGAATGAATGGCCATCGAGACCGGAGTCTCGGCTTGAGCCACGTCCACGTCTTCGGCCGCTTGATTACCGTTGTCGGTGTGTCGTTGTCGCCGGGATCCGGAGCGGGATCCGGAACGGGATCCGGAATCGGAACGGGATCCGGCTTGCTGTATTCAATACCTTCGCAACCTTCGCTCTCCCAATATGGCCGCGGTAGCGCCCGGCGGTAGCGACTCCAATCGATCTCCCGGAGATCGAGACGCCAATTGTCCGGATTCTCTGCCGACGTGTCGACGAACGACGTCCGCGGGAGATCCTCGTGTAATATCGAATACTTGTAACGGATGACCCCGGAGAGAAGCGCATCGAGCGAGACCGGCCCGTCGATGCTGAATTTCCTCAATCGTACGCCTTTTGTCGCGAGACGATATAAGGCGGATGTAAATTCGAGCAACTGGCTCGTCGACGCTTCCGGGAATCGCTTCGCCCCTTTGATCGTGAGATATGTCCCCGCCGGATTGCCCGCCGAGGATCCGTCCGAACTCACGAGAACGACGCGGATCCCTCTCGCCCGGCGGAATATATGCCCGCAACAAGTCGGCTCCGTTAAGTCAATCGGCAATAGCCCGCGATGGCTCTCGACCGAAACCTCCGATTTCCGGTCCTCTCCGAACCAGAGCCCGCCGAGTCCGGAGATGATCGGATCCGACGTCTGTAAATGCCCCGGAGCCGGATGTTCGGGATCGAATCGTATGCATCCGAATTGATACTCTAGCGGGATCCCGTATTTTGACTCTGACCGTCGGCTTGAGTCGTAATACCATCCCGCGAGTCGCCGCGTAACCGCGACGTTGCTATTGTTGCCGCCGACCGCAACGGGATCCACCCATGGCCCCTCAAATCCGATATACTTTACCCGATGGTTCTCGGGGCTCGGATTGAATCTCCCGGCTTGCTCGACGCCGACATCCGAGGGAACGAACGACGGCTCATTTGCGAGCGATTTCCCCCATTTCCCCCGGCCGATTATTCGATTCGCCCTTGGAGCATATTGATCCTCGAGCCATTCGTATTCCGCCGCCGAGAACCGTCTGTTCGCCCGCTGGTAGACCGTAAAGATCGGAAAAATCCGATATTTTCGACTCATTTCGCATACGAAATCGAACCGAGCCCAAAAATCCGCGTCGAATTCGCCCCGTATTATCTCGTCGCGGCGAGCGACGAACATGCGAATAAACTTTACTCCATGCGATTTTGCCGTTCGGAAAAAATTCTCGTCGAGCCCCTGCATATTATCATACAAGAGCCCGAGCAACGCGAGACCGAATTGATACTTCCCTCGATCGAGTGTGATCATTTGCTTTTCCCCTTTTTGCTCGGAATTTTCCTCTCTGGCGCCTTCGGCTTGAAGTCTTCCGGCTCCGGGATCGCGTCTTCCGGCTCCGGGATCGCGCTCTCTGGCTCTTTGACAAGCCGCTTGCAATCGCCCGTTAAAACCCACCCCCGGCTCGCAACAACGCCGCGAGTTTCCATCGCAACCATTAAAATAGTATTGATCGCGGCTGCGGTCTCTTTCTGGACGCCCTTCAGCCGCAACAATTCCCGTTGCGTCCCGGTGCCGAGCCTGATCTCGCTCTTTTCATTCTTTCCCGCCATAATTTTTTGCCTCCGCTTTACGTAAAAACCCCACCGTTGGCCGCATAAAAATCTGCCCCGGACCCGTCAATATACGTCCCGCTTCTATATATCCGCGTCCAATATGTCGCATTTCCAACATACGGCATGGTTCCCGTATCGGCATTGTTGACTAGCCCACCATAAAGGCATTGATTGATGTTGGTTCCGCGATAAACCTTGTTAACGTAAACATATTGGACGCTCGCCGAGTAGCACTTGTAAAATGAGACCCCAAAATTGCCGCTTCCCGTTGCGCTATTCCCGACAAGATAGCAGAATTGCGCATAGGATGGCCCCGTGTTGAGAAAAAAACTCAACAATTCCGTATTACTCGTTCCCGTTGCTGTTATTTTTATATATCGGACTTGAACCGTACATTCGTTATACTCAATACGAAAGCCCCGATTTGCCCCGATACTGATAGAACAACCCTGATTTGTGTGGAGTCCGGCGGTCTCGGCCCCGCTTTCGTTCCCCGTTACTTGTAAAACGCCCGGCCCACAAAAACCCGCAATATGCAAGTCGGCCTCTGCGGTCCAATCGTAACTGCCATCTTCAAATTGGATAGTGACGGTAACGCCGTACATTATACGCTTCCCGATTGAGTCAACAATGGCTTGCGCCTCTGCTGCGGTGCTGCCTGCCGGGATTGTATAGGTGACATTCTCGGCCTCAACCCCGCCGGACGCCTGCGGTATGAATTGCCCGCCGCTGACCGAATCGTCGTATACTAGAACGTCCCCGTTTTGTATTTCCGCGCCGCTCGAGTCGATATAGACGGGAACCGATCGGATTGATTCCGCATCCGTACCGCCGCCCCCGCCGCCGCCATCGAGATCGACCGTATGCTCAACCCCGCCCCCATCTTGGAAATATAGCAAATCGTTGTCTTTGCAATAGATCCGGCCGCATGTCGCAACCGCAATCGGCGTTGACGCCGCTGCGATCTCTTTCATCCGGAAATGAGTCGCCGCGTAGATCTCTCCGGCCGACTCTATGTTGCCCCCGGTTTTGAATTCCCCGCTCGCCCCGAATTGCCAATATCCGGCGACATTAAGCCCGTCTTTGAAGCAACTAGTCCCGACCTCGACGTCAAGCCCGGCTCCCAATTCCAAATCATCCGCGGCGTTGACTTTCCACATATCAACATCCGCATTGTCCGCATTGTTTCGCGCCGTCATGAATTCGTCATTATCAATAGGAAACGTACTGCCCCCGGCTGGCTTTTCATCGACAACCCATTGCCCCGCCCCGCTGTCGTATACTAGAATATAGTCGTCTGCAAGTCCGGTCGTATCGATCGCCGCGCCCTTGATTTGCCCGGCGTTTTGTTCATCGGCAAGAACTCCGCCAAGCCCGGAGAGATCCAATTGATCCGCCCCGCCTAACTCGTGAGTACCGGCATGAGCCGCCGGAGCGCCGCCGCCTGCTGCCGCGCAACATCCACCAAGCCCCGCGCCGCCTCCGGCCGCTTCGTCTGCCGTGGCCCCGGATGGCTGTCCGTTGAGTTTCCAAATCCGGCCCCATGTCGCGGTGTAAAGCCCGTATGCTGGCTGCATCCCGGATCCGGCGTCGTCGTTGTCATCCGACGTAACGTCGGCGTTGTCATATGACGCGATCGCCCGGTTCATATTCCCGAAAACATTCTCGGAGAGACTAGCAAATCCCATTAAGCCGCAATATCCATATCCGTATGACGTCCCGTTGCCCTCGAAATAATTCCATCGGATCGTCTGATGTGTCGCGCCGTAATTATAGATCCCGGCGTACCATGCCGCGACATTTGTTCTCATCTTGACGTGTAGATGCTGGATCACGAATTGGACGCCATGGCTCTTATACAGCCCGATCACATGCGCCGAGAGAGCGGATCCGTCTAATATGACCGATCGGCTCGTACTCAATCCTTCCGTGTCTCCCGTGTTTCCCTGAATGGCGATATTCCCGCCACCGTAAAAGTTATAGAACGATAATTGACGGTCCATCGTATATGTCCCGTCCGCGAACGTGATCGTGATTTGAACCCCGTATGGTATAAACTTCCCGATCTTGTCGATTACGTTGCGTTGGATCCACGTCGCGGTCCGACCGGCCGAGATGTTGATCGTCCGGTCCGCGTATTCGCACGTTGACGGGAGCGCCGCCGCCTCGCGAGTCCGCGCCGCTTGCCGAATGGCTCTCCGAGCATCTTGCGATGGCTGAAAACTACCGCTCACTAGCGCCTCCATGATTAAGAGTTTGCTCGGACGCATTGAACGGGAATACCGTTGACTCTGCGCCCGCGACCGGCCAATGGGAGCCCATAATTCTAATTACGTGTTTCTCCGCCGTGGGTAAAGACGACGCGACAACGTATAATATCGGCGTTTTAACCTGTACGATCCCATGGAGAACGCTCCATTCCATCGGCATTGAAAGTAACTCCCGGAGCCATCTCCGGATCCGGACCGGATCCCCGGCCCATCCCGCGGCAACCTTGAGCAACCGGTCCCCCCACGCCTCGGTCTCTTTGCATCGGAAATCGCACGCGATATGATAGCCGATCCGGATCCCGACATACCGGAGCGCCGCGTTTGCTTGCCATATGGGGACAACCGTAATCTCGCGCTCGCCGGTCGACGTTCCGCTCGCCTCTGCCGCTTGATAAACCGGATCATAGAGCCCATCCGCCCAATTTTTCACGAATGCCTCTCGGCAGCATTCCGGGAACCCGAGCAAACGGCCTTGCGTGTTATGATCCCCGGCTCTATATGCTCCCTCGAACTCGTCGATTGCCGACATTTTTCGCGAGATAATGCAAGAGACGTTCCCGACTTTCTCCGGATCCGGCGGAACGGTATAATGAGAGAACCCTTCCCATTTCCCGGTCCGGGAGATCGGGCGGACGATTAAACCGATTTTCCCGAGACTAGAGGCGAGATCCGGAACCGTTCGTTCGTCGATTGTCTTCCAAGCGCACTCCCGGAGCCCTTCCGCGACGCTCATTGTCTCGATCGCGTCGATCGATGACGTTACCATGGAGACCCTCGGGAGCCAATACGCCTCCGCCTCTTTGCTTGTCCAATAGATCCGCGCCGTTTGTTTTATCGAGATCCCCTCGAGCCGCTTCATTTGATCCTCACCTTCCCGGAGAGCGCCAATTCCCGCCATTCCGGACTTTTGTCCATATGATCGCCGTGAGGGCGATCCCCATGCTTTCGCGACCGATTGCCCTCGTCAACCGGAGATCTCGCCATTTCGGCCCCATTCCGGCCCGATTTGAGCCTATCAGGCGGAATCCTGTTCTCGGATTGCCACGTCCCCGAGACGCCCTTGATATACTCTGCGCCGATTTGCAAGAGCGGGAGATTTGGGAATAACGCCGAGATGATCGACGCGATCCGCTCGTAAAGGACCTTGAATGCTCCGCAAAATGCGGTCCGGTTTCTCCAATCCCCGGCGAATCCGGATCCGGGGCACCCGCCCCGGCAAAGATCCCACCATACGCAACCTTTACAACCGCCGTTGGATTGCGAAACTTGTTGTAGCATCTGATCGCGTATACTTGTCTTCTCGCCCCCGTGTAGCGTTAGGATCCCATCTTTCCCGCCCGGACCTCGGACACAATTCCCCATCGAACCGTCGGCGAGTATCGTCATCTCTGCCGATGTCGCCCATGGATCGCATCCGCCTCGGCTGCATGTTGCCGCCTCATAGCCCGCGAGTCGGCTCGCGATGTCGAGAAACGGCTGAATCGTGACCCGCTTCGGCCCATATGGACGATAATCAATCTCCGGATCCCGCGAAATTATCGGCGACGCAAGCGACGTGTCGGACAAATAAAAATCAAGCATCTCCAAAAATGCCCGCGGGAGCCATTCGTGCCCGAATCCCTCAAAAGTCGACTCGGGCATGAGCCGAACGAACGAGATCCCGTTTCCGGCGAGCCATCGAATGAAATCTTTTAGCCCGTCAAGACGCCCCGAGTCCCCCGCGTTATATTTCCGCAAAACAACGAGACAAGACGACATATCGACTTTTGCCGCCCTTAAAATCTCGACCGCCGCGAGCATTTCCTCGTGAGTCTGGCCCGGATTTGGACTGAATTTTGTCCGCCCTGCATTGAGCGCCGCGGTATGCCCGTCGAGACTGATCCCGACGTTTGTCTTGTATTTCAAAAACATTTCGACATGCCGCGGACTCAACCCGATCAATCCCGTTTGGATCCCCGTTGCTCCGCGCCGATCATATTCGGCTTTCAATAGGCGCTCGATCTTGCCGATCGGCATTAGTAACGGCTCTCCCCCGTGGACCGTGACTCTCTCGTCGTTTGGGAGCGACGCCATCATATCGAGAGCCGCCTCGACGTTGAAATCGCCCTCTCGCGACGACTCCCGGACCCGCGACTCATAACAATTCTCGCAATATCCGTGACATTTGATTGATTTCACGCTATACATTTTCGCTTCTATACCTCCGAGTCGGCATGCGGCTGATCTCCATGTTCGTCGTCGTGATTTTCGTCAATATGCGCGATGTCCTCATGAGAGACGTCATCGTGAGAGACGTCGTTGTGCGCGACGTTGTCGTGATCCGTATAATCGTCATATGCGACGTTCGCATGCGCTGTGTCGTCGTGATCATTATATCCGGCTTGATCGCTATGCTCGTCGCCATGAGCATCTTCGTATACCCCGTCGTCGTGATCCTCATGGTAATCGGTATGCGAATCGGAATACACGTAATCGTCGTGGTCATCGTATGGCGTGTCCTGATGCGCGTCGTCGGTGTGATCCCGATAGTCGTCATATGCAACGTCTTCGTGTGCTACATCCGCATGCGAAACGTCCGTATGCGCTGTATCTGCATGAGAGTCGTCTCCATGCGTGTCGGTGTGCGCCGTGTCGCCATGCAAGCCCGTCCCCCCGACTTGAGAGTCGGCGATTGCCCGGAACTGCATAGATCCGGACCGGATGTCCTTCGAGATCTCGAGTAGCAGATAGACCGCTTGCGAGAGAGGCGTAACGGTATTTCCGGAGATGTTCTTGATTGTTCGCTCGACGACGATCTTGTCCGTCGGAATGCTCGCCAACGCCCGCGCCGGTAGCCGCCCGGATAGCCGCAACGGGGGCTCGTCAACGAGCCCGAGAAAGAACTGCGCCAAGGCCTCCGCCTCGCTGCTATCTTTGAGATACGTCTCGACCTCGAGAACCTCTTTCGATTTATATAGGTATCTCGTCGCGTCGTTTGTCGCCGTTGCGACGTTCCATCGATCGGTCTGCGGATCCCGGTCATACATGAGCCGGATCTCGTAGAAAGTCCCCTCGGTGTCTTCCTCGATCCCCATCTCGAGAAAGTCCTCGGTAAAGAAACGCATCGCGTCCGTCGGCGTAACCCGGTCGTAATATCGAACCATATAGTTAGAGTCGACCGTCGGGATTAGATGAAAGATCGTCGACGCCTGTAATGCTCGGATAAAGTCGATCGCTCCGATCGTATGATCGATATATACCGCGATTCTTTGTGTTCGCGCCGTTTTCAATGCCTGAAACGAGTCCAAATCAACGCGAGTATACGGTATATCGCATAGGTATCTCAACGCGAAATAGAGCAAATCCGCGACGTTTTCGGAGAAACCGGACGCCGCCGGTTCTCCCGACGCCTCGAAATCGAACGAAATCTCGAGCCCTTGTACGTCGACCGTAACCTCGCGATCCCCCGGATCCTCGTAAATAGTGAGGATCCCGGTCGAGAGATCGACCGCATAATCGGCCGGAGAATATATCCGATCGCCTCCGACGTAAACCTTGTCAAGCGCATGGAGATCGAACGTAACCCCGTCGAATACTGTCCGGGAGATCTTATACCGCCATCCGCCCGTCTGCCATCCGAGCGGAACCGGCGGAACGTTCTCTTTTTGTCCGAGCAATACCGGCTCCGGATGGTTCACGAATTCGTCCCCGAGATCCGGATATACAAGCCGGGTCATTTTTTGCCCCGGAATGGATCCTAATTCGGCCGACCGGATGTCCCGCAACCGGATCCGGATCGCTTGATCGGTGAATTCTGGCGCCCGCGTTAACCCGGTAAAGATCAACTCGAAATCGGCGTATGCGTCGCCCGCCTCTCCCCACCTAACCCATGCTCGGCAATTATGCCATAAAAAGGCGCCCCGATTCTCCCACCACCACGGGCCCCCGCGGAATGCGATCGTCCCGCTCTGGATCGTGACCGCCATTGTATAATAATCCGAGACCATTTGCCGAAACATGGGGATCGACGCCGGATCCAATAATGGCTCGTATAGATGCCTTTGTGTCGCCCCCTCTGGAATGAACGAAACCGCCAACTCGCTCCCGATTCTATCGCAAAAACATAGCATGACAAGAGCGACGATCGCTGATCCGGACGCCTCCGGATCCGCCCCATACAAATTGACGTAAAGACGCCCGGAACTCGCCTGATGATAGAATGAGAACGGATTCGCTTCGCAATCCGCGATCGAGTAGACTCTCAATAGAGCCGAGCCGAGATATTCAACCCCGACGATCTCCCGGTCCGCATATTCTGTCGAGTAGAGATCCCCGGACGACGCCGACCACGAATAACCGGTTAGGTCGACCCCCGCCTCAATCTCGGCGATAAAAATCGCGTTGATCGCATATTGATCGCCGAAATCGCTGATCGACATTTATCCCTCTTCCTTGAGCGAAAATATGACCATATAGTACTCGCCCGCGATCCGTCTATATACGATCGGAGTCTCGATCCGGCAGTATCGGCAATGCTTCCCGATGTCCGTATATGCGATTGACGTCGCGTCCGCCGGTCGTCTCAAAAATACGATCGGATTTGAGATCCCGACCGTTTTATACATCTCATCGAATGCGTCTCTCTGATCGGACGCCGAAAATTCGACATCCCATTTTTCGCGCTTCGCGAATACGACCGCGATCGCTTGCCCGTCCGGCCCCTCGAGACTCTGCGACAAGTCGCTAATCTGCGAATTCATTATTCGGCACCCGCGCTTGGGCTCGAAAAACGGCCCGCCCCACACGCGCCCGACCTGCAAATATCCGTCCGGATTCCCATTGTCGACGATCTTATAATCAAATCGCCGATATGAGGCGGGAGTGTCAAAAACGGCCCCCCATCTCTCGCCCGAGTTTCCGCTCGAAAGATTGCCGATATTTGTCCAATTGACTCCGTCGTTACTGCCGCGGAACGTGACGGTAGCCGATTCCTGCAAATTTGTCCCGAATAGGAACGCGCTCCGGACGCCGACCGTTCGACCTATTCCGTCCGCTCGTAGATAGAGCGTTGTCGTGTTCAATGTCCTCAACGGCTTGCATTTCCAGCGATTTGTGACGTTCGCGGCGGACATATAGGTCTCTTCCCCCGCGCCTCCGGCGGGGACATCCCATGTAAACAAGTCGAGCCTATTCTCAAAGAAAAACCTCGCGTTTTTCATATTGTCCCCTTGACTGCCTTCGCCGGAACGAGTAATTCCTCATTGAGCATCCCGTCGCGTATAACGGGGAACCCGCGCTTTCTGAAAAAATCCTCGAAACTGGCCGCATCGATCGCGTATATATTTACCGTTTGCCCTGCCCCGCCGCCTCCGGATCCGGATCCGAGGATCCGCTCTTCGACCTTCTCATATGGGACAACGACCTCGCCCTTATGTAGCATCGCGGTCCCGTCTTCTTTCACATAGCCGCCCTCTCTCATGGGGATCGGCTGACTTTTGATTGTTGCGATTTGAGCCGCGCCCATTGCCGCCGCGATCCCGGCGAGAATGAAATTCGGCAATGCCGCCGCAACGGCCCGCGCCGTATCAATAATCGCCCGGACGATCGCGATCTTTTTCTCCCTCTTCGCTTGCTGGATCTCTAGGTCCTTCTTTTTGCGTTGATATTCTTCATCGAGAGCCGCCAACTGGCTCTCTCTCTCCCCCTCGTCGGAGACGTTGTCGATGATCGCTTGCCGACGCCGACTATATTCGTCTTCGAGACTCTTGAGCCGATTTTGATACGCCGCCATCCCGAGCGCCGCGATCGTGTTAATCGCTTGCGTCGAGTAATTCGTCATTTTTTGCGTTTGCTTGTTGAGATGATCGGCCCATTCCTCGGCGTTTTTCTTGTCGCTCTTCCTGAATGACTCCCATGCGGCTTGAGAGGCGGTCGTCGCCTTGACGTTCTCGGACTTAATCGTGGAGAGCGCCGCCATCGTTGCCCCGGAGAGTGTCGCGAGCGATTGGAGAGCATTGTCGTTTGTTGTCTTTATCGACTCAAATATCGACGCCGTTAACTCGTCGTTCGCCTTCTTTTCCGCCTCAATGGCCGCTTGCCGCTCGCTCTTCGCGATCTCGGCGAGTTTCATCCGGTAGACCTGCCGCAACGTGTCGATCTTTTGCTCTTCCGCGAACGCCGTTTGCAGAGCGATCTTCTTTTCCTCGAACCATTCCTTCGTCTTCTGGCGCTCGTACTCGAACTCGCTCATTGTCAATTTATGCTGATCGTCGAATACCTCTTTCATGATCGACGCGATTTTCGCTTGTCCCTCTTTCGTTGCCGCTTGAGCCTTGCCTTGAGCAACCGCAACGTCGCCCGACCATTTTTTCCACGCGGTCGAATTCTTTTGCAGATGCTCATACATCCCTTGCATTACCGCGTCATAACTTTTCCCGGCCGCGAGATCCCGTTGTATCTGACCCCGGATCAATTCGGCATGCTCTTTGTCGGCTTGTTTTAGAAAGTCGAGCAATTTTCGCTCCGCGACGCTCGTTGCCATTGCAACGCGCTTCGTTACGTCCATCGACTCCAAATATGCCTTATCGAGAGCGAGAATTGCATCCCGGAGAAAGAGACCGGCAGTAACCGCGATCCCGAATGCCCCGGCGAGCATCTTATGGTTTCGGATCAACTCGCCGATCTTAACTGCGAGTTTCGGAGACACCTTCGTCAATAATCCGAACGAGATCCCGACGCTCCCGGCGACCGTCGCCAACGTCATGAAGACGTTTTTTAGTCCGGGGACCGTCTCCATGAGTTTGTTAAATCCGTCGAGAATCGAGACGAATACGTTCGCGATCTTTGTCGCCGCGGGAAGCAAAACGGCCCCGAGACCGGCCGCGAGATCCTCGCCCTTCGCCTTGAGCCTCCGGAGAGTGTTCGCGAATGAGTCGGATGTCCGTCCGAAATCCCCGATTGCGTTTTTTGATTGCTCTGTCGCCATCTCGAGCGTAATTTGCGCTTTTGCCGCCATGAGAGCCGCGCCGGTCAATTCTTTTTGCCCCTTCGCCGCGAGCCGCGCTTGGACGTCTTCCTCTCTGATCACGATCCCGAGCAATTTCGCCGACTCCCGCTCTCCGAGCATCGCTTTTGTCAATGCTTCCGATGCCCGTTTCGCCCCGCCTTGGAGATTCTGAAACGACGCCAAATCGACCGCGAGTTTTTGCGTCTCCGCGGATAGTTTTAGTGCTTGCTTGCCCTGCATTCCCATCCCGGTTAACAAGTCGCCGGTAGCAGATAGCAACGCCTCCGCGCCCATCTTACTTTGCCCGTATGACTCGTTCAACTCACGAGCCGCGGACGCCGCTTCCTCGTAGACGTCTTTGAAAACAACCGCAAATTTATTATGGCTCTCTTGAGCATCTGACGCCGCCTTGACCATGAGACCGAGAGCCCCGGCGACGACGGCCCCGGACCGCATCGCAATCGTTCCGAAACGCTTGTATTTCGCTTCGGTTTCCGCCGCTTTTCGTTCCATCTGGCCGAGTTTTTGCATAGAGCGATCTACATCTCGGCCGAACTGGATCGTATTCATTTCCAAATCTATGACAATCGCGCCCGCGTCGAATTCGCCGGTCATTCCCATTGCATATCTCGCTCTAACTGCAAGCGACGCGGTCTCTCGACCATGCCCTTTTCGAGAGTCCCCATCGCATAAGCCATATCAAAGATCGCATCGAGACGCATATCGAGCCGCGCCTCTCTCGCGATCCGGAGCAATATCTCAAAGTCGCGGATGTCCATCTCCAACAACTCGCGACCGGTAAACAGGCCCGGAAGACCGAAAGCGATCAACGCCAAATCGGCCCCCCGAGCCCGGATCAGTTTTTTTCCGCTTTCGACTTTGCCTCGATGTCGCTCGTCAATCGCTTGTAGACGAACGAGAGAATTTTCATGACGATTCTCACATCCATCTCCGCGAGAACTGATGCCGGAATGTCGGTCAAAGTCGTCAACGACTGAATTGATCCGTCGTTTTCGATGTCGTACTCTTTCTCAAATCCCGGATCGGCGTTGAGTGCCCGGTATGCCTTGTCAAGCATTTTCCGCGTGACGTGCGGCCGGACGTGAAACAAGAGATCCTCGCCGCCCTTTGCCCCTTTGATCAGGATCTCGACCGGCTCGACATCATGAAGACCTATCTCAAGTCGTGCCATCTGATCACGTCCCGATCTGATACAGTTTTCCGAAATTCGCGGAATCTTGAGATACGAACCCGACGAACGTCACGAGAGCGACGCGTTGCTCTCCGGTAAATTTCAACTCGATCGCATGCGTCGGAGCCGCCTTGAAGATCTGGATATATTTCCCGGTATCGGCCGAGACGATTCCGTCTTCCATCGGCTTGAGTAGAAGAGTCTTCGCGTCGTCGTATCGGTCCTTGCCGACCGGATTCGAGACTGTCAACTTGTCGGCCGCGAGACTCGAATTCGGAAAGATCCGATTGAGCCGAGTGAGGCTCGTACGTGTGAGGGGAACCTCGATCTTGACTTGCTCGCCGTTCGTGATATGGCCGACAATTGCATCTCCATGTCCGTCTTCCTTGAGATCGATCCCCATTTCCTCCGCGGTCATTACGACGCCGCCATGAGTCGGCCCCATATCGTTTCCATCCCAATAGACCGCGCAAGGACCCGCGTCGTTGAATACAAAGTTTTGCTTCCCCATTGCTTTTTTCTCCTTCAATACTTATGCGCCCGGAGCGTGACGGATAGGGTATAATAATGTCGCCCTCTTTCGTCTTGCCCCGAGTCGAATGGTAATCCGTTTGCCATGCTATATATGATGTGATAATTCTCCCCCGATGTCAAAACCGGGAGATCGAACGCGTCTCTTCGGTGGAATTGCTCAAAGAGCATATACGCGAGATCTCGAGCCTCCGAGCGATTCGATCCGCGACAAATCATGTCAAACGGCTGATCTCTCTGATCGTCGAGATCAAAGTCGAGGGCCCCGCCTCCGCTCTCGCGCAATGCAACGGCTCGATCGGTCGTGTCAAATTCTGTTAGACTCCCGATAATAACGTCCGACCCGACCACGAGCCCCAACTCGTCCTCGATGTATTCCGCCAACTCTTTGATCACTTGAGCCCCCTCAATATACTCTTAACCGCATTGACCCACGCTTGCCCCCATAATACCGCGATCTCGGGGCATTTTTTCTCTAAAAACTTCGGCCCGGTTCCCGGCTCGCTCCAATTCCATTCCTCTTTTCCCTCATGCATCCGCGCCGCATAGATCGCATTGAACCCGGCAACGGCCTTGACGACCTTTTTCCCGGATCCCTTCGCGACGAACCGCCCGGATCCCCGCAAAAATCCGGTATCGTGAGGCGTTCTCGGTGCCTTGTTGTTCGCTTCCCATAACATCCGAGCGAGAAACTCTTGAAAAAACCGCGAGACCCGCGGATCCTCGGTCGACCATGTCTTATCGCCGAGTCTCTCCATGTATGCCTTCACCGATCGCGCATCGAACTTGAAATTTATCCCGCTCATTTGATAAAGATCTCCACGTAACGCTCCGCGAAATCACGCTTCCGGCCGAGAGCGACAATCCCGAACTCGACCCCGGCGATCGTTATTTTATAATGCAAGGTGACCGCCCGAGTATTGTCATCGAGAGCAACGAGAACCTTTGCTTCGGAATATGAGTCTTGCCCGCCCGGCGTCTCGACCCGCCTCCGCTCGTGTGTGACGTGACAATCGACCGTGAACGGTGTCCCCGCTGAAAAGTCGTTATACTTGTCTCGCGTCCATGGCGTTATAACCGCCGTATCGGTCAAATATGCGTCAATCATTTTTTGTCGCCTCCGCTCGCTCGAGCGCCGTTGCGATGCTCGCCCGGACCCGCTCGGCCTCTCGCGCCTCGCGCTTATTTTTCGGAATGTATTCCGAGAATATAAGCCCGTCGACGTCGTCCGCATTATAACCGAAATGCTTGTCTTTCGGATCCCGCTCGCCTTTTCTTTTGCTCATGGTTAGATTTCCTCCAATTCGACAACCGCCTTCATGAAGTATCTACTCTTGAAAGATTCGTCCGTGAACTTGATCACGCGGAACCGCGCCCCGCGCTCAAATAGAACCTCGAATTCCCCGGAGTATTTCGAGTATGGCGTCACGTAATGGCCCGCCTTGCCCGTGGCCTTGATTTTCATGAATACGGTATTCGGCCCCTTGAACCCGAGACGTTGAGCAATCCCGGCGTCGATCGATGTTGACATATATCCGGGATCGATGAACGTCCCCCCCGCGAATCGCTTGACAAAGTCGATCCACCCCTCGGCATCGTCGAACGAGACGCCTCGATATATCGTCCCCCGATATTTCGGGAGTTTCTTTAGAGCCGAGTCCAACGTCTTTTTGATCCACTTGAAGAGGCTTAATTGCCGAATTTTCCTTATCGGAATTTCGTCGCTCCATGGCTCGGAGATGATCCCCCGGAGCCATTTGTTCAAGACGCCATCGTGTTTGTATGAATATCGGAATATCGCGCTCGCTGGCGTCCGGAGATCATAGTCCGGGATCTCGATCTTGCGATGTAGCGACGGTCCGAATTTTGCCTTTTCCCCCGCTTGCTTCGTGATAGTATTCAATCGGGCATATCCGCGCATCCGCTCCAAGGCGGTCTCTCCCCCGTTTGGAGCGACGTCTTCGAGCCCGACAACGTCCGGGATCTCCGCTGCTGCTGCGTCGAGATATGCGTTCGCTTCTTTTGTTGCGACGTCGATCCCGCCCCCTTTTTTGACTATTTTCTTTGTGACCGCCTTTACCGCCTTTGTCCCGGCCGGAGTCGCCGCGAGTTTTTTGACGACCTTGTTCATCTCTATTATGTTCGCCCGGAACGCTTCGATTTGCTTCGGAGAGAACCCGAACGGGGAAGAGACCGGTCCGTCCGGCCCTTGAACGACCGATGTCGGGACCGGATCAAGGTTATGCTCGCAATTCGGATGGATGGGCGGACGATATTCGTCGCTTAGAAGAGGATCCCCTTCGACGTTCGGCGTCTTCATGAGTTTCGTTTTCCCATCTGCGAACGTGAACTCTGCCTCTCCCAAATCAAAGACCATTCCCTCGAGTTTCGCGCATTCCGGACATGGATCCGCATGGTTTGAAAACATGACTTTCCCGATCCCGGATCCCCTGCAAAGAGCCTCCGTCGCCGCGGTCTGAGCGACCCGTCCCTCGGTCCTTGCGACTGTCATCGCATAATGCTCGACCGAGAACATTTTCCCATTTACATTGACCGTCGGCCCCTTGACGCCGCGTTTCCGGAGCATTTCGAGTATATATGCCTGTTGCGTCTTGACTGATGGCGCCGGGACCGTCTTGTAATTAAGGACTCGCGATAAATATCGCTTCGCGTCCCCGAGAAACGCCTCTCGCCCCTTGAACTCTTGAGCCTTCGCCATGCCGCGGACGGATCCGCATAGGTCCATATACTCGCGGAATGCCTTCCGGGATCCTTCCAGTATCTCGATATACCGGTCGATCAATCGGGATCCCGGCCCCACGAGATCGCGAGCGACCGATTTGACGAAACGCGCCTTGTCGAACTCGACCGGCTCCCGGCTTAACGTTGCCGCCGCGACGAAATTGTATCGAGCGAGCCGCTCTTCAGCCCTCTCGATGGCGATCTCTTGGAACTCTGCCTTGACCGTTGACCCGAGCCGCCCGCGGATCCGGGAGACAAGAGCATCCATTCGCGCCATCATGGCGTCCCGCGCTGCCTCGTTGACGCTCAACGTCTCGACCTGCCGCGCCGCCTGCCTGAATATAATGGAAACCGGAGCAACGAGAGAGACCATTGTCATGATCGCAATCCGGCTCCGATATTCCGTTGTTGTTTCCATTGTTACGTGACGTCCGTATCGATGTCCTCGTCTTCATCTCGGCCGATCTCGACCATGTAGCCCGCCGCGGATTTCGAGTAATCTTTGAGGATTTGCTTCACGATCGGGGGAATCGGAACCGCCGCCGCGTCTTTGTAACTCTCCGAGATCACTCCGGCCGCGGTCACGCCTTGAGCCCGGAGCCCCATCCGCCGGTCTTCGTCTTGCAGATGCCGAAACATATAGAACGCCATCTCACATTGAGCCCGTTGCATTATCGTCAACGTCGTCCCGCTCGGAGCCGCCGGGAGATCAAAAGTATCGTATAGGCGATTGTATGCGGTCTGCAACAATGGCGCCTTATGCGTTGTCTCGTTGAGAGCCGCCCACTCCGACGCGCCGAAACGCGTCAAGAAATAGGCGTCGGCCTCTGATACTGTCAAATATCCGTATGTTGTCGGCATTATCGTCTCCGCTTCAATGTCCCGTGATTGATCAGATCCCGATTGATATGCTCCGCGCCCGCTTCGGGAGAGATCTCTTCGTTAGGAATCTCGAGCCGGTCGAGAATTTCCTCGAGCGTTCCCCGCGGATCCTTCACGAGAGCGGAAAACCGAACGCTCATGAAATGCGCGTCGAAAACCCCGAGCCGGAGCATATCAACGAGCATTTGACGATATTTGTCTCGGAGCGCCTTCCATTGCCCGGCATTCCCGCCGTTTCTGGCGATTAGGCTCTTAACAACTGATGCGATCGACCTCTCAACGACGACAACCTTGACGTTGATACCGCGGTCTCGCGCAATGCGGGCCCATACCGGGAGAGTAAAGCAAAACCGGGGATCCTTGAGCCCGAATACCTCGCTCCGCGCCTCCGCTTTCGCCAATACGCCGCGGATCCGGTCCCGATCCTCTCGTTTCGGGCATATCCCCGGAGCCGGATCCTGCCAACTCCCGCCGACGTCGCTCATGAGTTTTTTGTTGATCGCGAGCGCTTCCCGGTCCTCGTAAAATCCCGACGGATTGTCCGGCCCCGGCTTGATAAATTCGTCGCCCATTGAGATTCCTGCCTTATGAAACGCCCCGGCGAGAGCGCTCGTTCCGCTCCTATGCATCCCGGTAACAAATACGATAGTCTTGCTCATTTTAGCCTCCGCTCCTCTCTCTTTCGTTCTAATAACTCGCGATTTCGACGATTGTTTTCCTTAAAATCGGGCAATTCGCCCCGCGTCGCGAGATGCTTATGGTATACAAACGACCGGAGCGTTACGCCGGTCTTCCACCCTGCCGCCCGGAGCCGGTCGTTGAGATCGTCGTCTTCGCCTCCATTGAAAAATCGCGTGTCCATCTTGCCGACCTGAATCAACGCCGACATCCGAATGATGACGCAAAAATACGCGACATTGCCGCGCTCGACGTCAAAGAAGTCGCCGGATCCCGCCCGGACCGCCGCCCTTTCGTAACGTTGACAAGACGAAATGTTGTCCGTTGTCGCGCCGATCAGAGCATAACGCGGTCTTGAGTCTATCGCTTCAACGAGCCCCCGGAGCCATCCGTCTGTCACGACGACGTCGTTGTTCAAGAGGACCGCATACGGTGTTTTCACCTGATCGAGCCCGATATTCGCCGCCGCCGCGAATCCCGCGTTTTTCGACAACGGGATCATCTCCCACTTTTCCGGATGACTCGCCTCGAGTAGGTCTTGAACGGCCTTTACATGGACAAAATCGCTCCCATTGTCAACCCAAACGACGGAATATCGCTCCCGCGTATGAGTCGCGAGAGACGATATGCATTTCATCGATAGATCCGAATGCTGATAGGTCACGAGAACAATCGTTGCCTTCATTTCCGCCTCCGCGCCTTGCGCTCGACGACCTCTTTCGACCATGCGCCCGCGACGATCTCGGTATATATAAGCCATTGCGCCCGGTCCGAATACGGATCAACCCCGAACCGCTTCAACGCCTCGAATACCCTCTTCCGGTCGATCTGAATCCGGTCGTCTTCCGCGATCAGGTTTATTCGTTGCCGCTCGGTCAAAAATGGACATTCCGCGTCCCGCTTGAGAACGCTTATATTGCTCGTGTGTTTTGTTATGAGGATCTTATGCTTCCCTAACTCGATCGTTCCCTTGTCTCGGCCCCCGGCTCGCCCGTGAGGGAGATAATGAAGCGACGCGAACTCGTTGAACCGGTCCCGGATCATGCCCGCGGGGAATATATGGGTCACGAATGGCGGGGCCTTCCTGTAATGCGGACCGACAAATTCGTTATGGATGTTCCATTGCAGATTTTTTCGGAATACAAGACAAGCCCGTTTCTTTGGCTTCGCGTGTTTCTGGCTTGCCTTGACGACCTCCGACATCGCGTCCGGAGCCATTAAGTCGTCGCTATCGATCCGAGTAATGGCGATATACCTGCTGCCCTCTGGCTCGCCCCGGAACCATGCGCCGGACGCCGCGTCGGAATACGCCTTTTTTCCCCGATCGTATACGACCGTAACCGCTTCGGGCACGTCGAGAGCCGACGTGTATTCCCGATGCTTCTGACCGCAACACAAGAGAATGCGAAAATTCCCCCATTCCGATTGATTCCTCAACGATTTATAGACGAAATGAAGGAAAAACCGCCATCGATTCTCAACCCATGTCCGGGAAACGTTGTAATCCGGCCGGTCTTCGTCAAAGAATATCTGAATGAAATGTTTTACTCGGACCATGCGTCCCCCATGCCGAGAAACTCCATCCCGGACGCGGACATATCCGCGAGATAGATCATCCGCTTTTCGATCGGTCGATGCATATGAACCGCGATCGCGAGATCCCGATCACGGGCATATTTGACCGCTGGCTCGTGGCCGCAATCCCCGGCCGAATTCTTGCCGAAATTTGCCGCATGTATAACTCGGATTTTCCCGAGATCTCCGCGCTTCATGACCTCGCGCCCGCCGTATCTGACGGTAGCGAACTCACGCAATATGAACCGATCCGTTGTTGCGTCGCCGTTTCCATACGGATATGCGTAATGCCATGGACGCCGGACCTTGTATTCCTCCGCGAGAACGAAAAACGGAACGATCTCCGAGTGATAGTATGACCCGTAACCGGTCTCTCGGGTCATCTTCGCCGCTCGGGAATGGTTCGCCCCGTGACATCCGATAGTGTGACCGCTTTCGGTAATCGCCCGCAACGCTTCCGGACCGGGTCCTCGCCCTTCGCTCGCTAGAAGCGCCATGAAGTTTGATATATAGAAAGTCGCCCGGATCCCGTTGTCCCTCATGAACGGGATCCACTCGGCCCACTCCCTCAAATAGCAATCGTCGAACGAGAGAAGACAAATTCCTTTGTTTTTCATAACTAGACCCTGTTAGATGCTGTCGCCGCCATCGGTGGCCCCCCAATACATCCCCTCTGAATTTCGCTTTTTCCATCGAGCAAAATCGCGCTCTTTTTGCATACGCGCCTCGGCATGAGTCCGGTCCATTTCGCCCTCGCCTGTAATGGGATTGAGATGATGGACTATCGCCTTATCGCTCAACTTGAATCGGCCCATTATAGACGCCGCCTCATACAACTCTTGACATGCGAAATGCCAATATCGCGGATAGTATAATTGCCGGTATGGAAAATGGTTCACAAATTCGTTTCCGCATGCAACGATCCCCGCCGGATGGAATTTCCGGTTCCCCGTTTGGGTGAATCCGACCATGAAGTCCATCGCGTCGCCGCCGCCCTCGTGGATCTCTCTCGCTGCCTGCTGGATTGCGCCCTCTTGAAAGATGACGTCATCCGTTGCGATCACGATAACGTCCGCTCCATCATGAAACCGGAGCGCCCTTAAACAAAGATTTCTCCCCGCAACCGAGCCGAGATTTTCCCCGCTATGGACACACGTACCATTGAACCCGAGCCGGTCCGGGTCTGCATGGGTCCGGATGAACGCCTCGGTAGAATCATCATTGCAAGCGAGATATACGTGTCCCCCGTCCAACTGGCCCGAGAGCGACTCGAGCGTTCGCATGAGTTTCTCGTGACGATTCCTTGTCGCGATAACAACGTATGCTCTCATTATCCTCTCCCGTGTTTCGGCGTCTTGATCATTGATCGGAGATCGTACGAGCCGATCTCCGGGATCCCGAGCCATGCAAAAACCTTGTTCATTGCCTTATTCGCGTCTTTTAGGACCTCGCCGTACTCGACAATCGTCATCTGCCCCGGATCCTCTCCCGCTTCCTTGACGAATGCGTCTTGAATATCGCCCGCAAGACGCATGTATGCCGATTTTTCGATCAGCCCGCGGACCGAATCGGCGTCTTCTCGTTCATATGACGCCCATGTCTGATTTGTTGGACGCGTGATAAAGACGAATCTCGCGAACGGGAATGTCCTCTTGAGCCATACCCATTCGAGCGCCTTTATGCCCGGATTGAGAGCGAATTTCGCCCCGTATAGAAGCCCTCCGGCCCGTTCGCATGCATCGTTAAATCGATTGAACTCTAACCCGACGATCGGATGATCTTTGAACCGGCCGAAATGGTTCAAATCGACCGCCGCCCATAATGGGTGAGGCTCGAACTCGATGTTCGCGATCATTGGATGTCGCCGCATTAGATTCCGGAGTATCGACGTCCCGCTCCGCCTCAATCCGACAACGAAAAATACGTTTTTTGCTAAAACGATCCTCATTTCGCTCTCCGCCATTCTCTTGATTTTTGATAGTGAACCACGACCGGCCGGGGCTCGTTCCCCGGCTCGTCGAATATATAGCAATACCGCCGCGCCATCTTGAGAAACCGGAATTCCCCTTTACGCGTCCGCATCGCTTCCGCGAGCGCCTTTTGATCCCATTGCGACGGATTCGCCTCCATCTCCCGGATCCACGCGTTGAGAATCAACCGCGCCCGATGGGTATCATTGACGAATACCGTCCCGGATAGAACCTCTCCGTTTTTGTGCCCGCGCCGGATCCGGATCCGCGTTGAGATGTCCGCGCCCGACAATATATGCTTCGGGATCTCGAGAGGCGCCTTGACCTCCGCGTCGGCGTCAACCCATACGACCGGCCGCCGATGCTTATTCAGCATCTCGAGTAAAAACGCCGGTTTCCTTCCGCAATTTGACTCCCACGACCCGGCGTCGGGGATTGCTTGAATGTCCATCGGGATCGAATGCCTCAACAACGAGTCTCTCAACCGCCCCGCGCAAGCCTCATATCCCGGAGTATAATATGAGACCACGACCGGAACCGAATTCGGATCCCGGAGATCCCCCGGAACCGGACCCCGCTCGAACTTGCCGAGAGCCGATGTCGGCGAGCAATTTATAACCCTCACTCCCCATCTCTGAATATGCTCGTAATATGCCTCTAAATTCCTTCGGAAGACCTCAAAAGTCCGATCGGAACTCCGGCGTTTCGGATGACCATCATGGAAATGGCTCTTCCGCCCCTCTTCGGTCTCGCTAAATCCCATATCATAACCGAGCAAATAGATCGGATCCGCGCCGAGAGCGATCGCGAGAGAGAGCGCCCCGGCCCCGGTGTGAACCCCCGCATATATTCCGTTTTCGAGCCTTGGCTTCCCGTATATTGTCCGGGATCCCCGGATCACGAATACGTCCCGGACCTCCGCCCGGCGGACGTCGATCCATAGTTTTATGCCCTGATATGACTTGAATTTTGCGAGAGCCTCGTCCCCATATGTCCCGTCGTGGATCCATCGGAAAAAGTCGACATCCATCGCGACGTTGATCGTCGGACTGAAATACTCGAACGCCCGGTTTATCCCGATCGTCAACTCGCCCGAGAGACTGTCAAAGTCGAACCCCCGGAGCGACGGGCCCCCGGCGACGATAAAACAACGCCGCCCTTCCCACGCCCCGGTCTCTAGTACATCCGAAACATTGCGTTTCCCCTCTAACGCCTCAACCTCCGGCGGAATAGGCCCCACCTTTGGGAATTCGTCAACCGATCGAATCATTTGCGGGGCCCGAATGAGCCCACGCCGAAACATTGCCGCCTCTTCCCTCTCTTCCGACCTCTCTTTTAGCAACCTCTGGACCTCCGGACTTTCTGTCGTGACCATCCCCTCTGTTGCTTTCATGCGACCGCCTTGTCGATTGATTTGAGAGATGGCGAGAGGGGCATTACTGCCCCCCCCGCCTGTATCGAAACGTCGAACGAGAGAGAGGCTACTATATCAAGACAACAAGCAACGTTGTACTTGCTCGATGTCTCCAACCGCTCCGCCGAACCGCATCCATCCGGGAGTCTTCCGGGAATAGGTATCGATGTCGAACCCTTCAAAGACCTTGAGCGCCATGCGATAACCTGCCTTGAGTTTGTTTTTCGGGAGTACTACATAGTAGTAATCCGAACTCGTGAGACTCATCGTCGGAACGACAACGAGATTGAACCCGACTCCCTTTTCGGAGCCCTCGAACGCCTGCAACCGGAGTTTGAGCGCCATTTGGATCCGCTGGACTAACTCGATCGGAGTATAGATCGCGAACGTTGTCGCGGGAGTGACCGGGTACTTGTTTTTGCAATCCGAGATGATGTTCAGGACCGCCTTGTTGATCGTTTGAGCATCCCGATTCGCCGTGTATGTCGGATCCGTGTTCGCAACTCCGGCCGGGAGCGGTGCCTGCCAAGCGAGATTTTGAGAGGCGGGGACCGCTTCAATGAGAGCATTGAAGACCGACGCCCTTTGACTGAACGCCGCATTCCGAATCGCCCGGAGCCCTTCCTCGACCTGATAGTATTCTCGGTCGTCGAGCAACGTTTGATCGATCTCGAGTCCACCGCCATATCGAGCGAAATAGACGTATGCCTTCTCTCCCTCGAGCCCGTGGTAGCGGATCTTGTCCCCGGTCCTCACCTGCTGGAACGTGATCCCATGCTCGACGTTGTAGATCGTGAATCCGTTCCGCGGATAGCCCGTAAAATCGATCACGTCGAAAATCTGCTCGTAGGCGTTGTCGTAATACGACAACGTCATAAACCGCGACATGATCTCGAGAACGGACGTCGGCAACTCGTCCGCGGTCATGAATTCCTGCAACTTTGCCGAGAACGACGCTTTTCGGGGATCCTTGTCTTGTCCCGGATAGTGAGTGAAACGATCGGGAAGACTCATGAAATACTGAATCGCTCCCGAGAACTTTTTCCGGTGTGTCGAATTTTTCGGATTGAATATCTGCCATGCCCGCGGCGACATAACGGGTCTTTCGGGCGGTAACGTCAAGAGTCCATTCATGATGTCCCCCTTATGTCAAGTCGGGAGCCCGGAACCCGTCCAACTCGATCTCAACTTGAGTCGCGGTAGCCGTGGCTGACTTGGTACACACTCCGACGCACTCGTCCCCGGATCCTTTCGTCTTGGAGACTGCCTTCGTCGTGGAATTCACATACACACGATCGCCCTCGGCGATCGATTCTCCGGTCCCTGTCTTTTTCGTGACAAGAGCCCTCTCCGCCGCGTAGATCATGACCGCTGTCGCCGCTGCCGCATACGTCGCGAACGGAATCGCCCATGTATCTTGCACTTTGTAAAGGACCCCGGCGGTATAACCGCCGGACGGAGTCGTGGCTTCAAATCTCTTGCACCCGCTCGCGGGGCATTTTAGGAATGTTGCCATATCTAAATCCTCCGAGACCGGAGTCCGCGCCATTTACGCGACATTGCAAGACTACATGGGCGGAATGAAGTCGTTTTTCTCCGGATTCGCGAATGGTTCTATCGTCATGCCGCCGTTTTTGTCGACCGCCGCATTCTGATCATTCGGTCCGGTTCCGGGAGCGGGATCCGCTTCCTTCTCGCCTTCTTTCTCAACCTTAACCCCAAAGAGACCCGCAAATTCAGCATATTTCTCAATAGTCTGATCAAGGAAACTCGCCGCGTCTTTCTCGATCGTGTCCTCGTTTTTGACCTTCAATCCCGAGAGACGATCCTTCACGAACGCGACTTGCTTCGGGTCCAGTTTCCGCTCTGTCATGAGTTTTTCGAGATGCTCGGTAGCCGCTCGATTGAGATCCTGCGCTTGCAATTGAGCGAGTTTCTCTTTCAACTCTTTGTTTTCGGTTTGAAGAGCCCCTTCGGCGTCGATGTGTTCTTGCTTGTTGCGTTGCCGAGCGCTGTATTCCCCGGCCAATTTCTCGTCTTTTTGTCGGAGCGTTTCCTTAACGAACGCGTCTCCGATCAACTCGCTCGGACTGAATACATCCGACGGACTCAACCGCATTTGCTTTACTGCGGAAAGGATTTCTTCCAGTTTCATAGATTTCTCTCCCTGATTCTGATTTGACATTTCTTGTAACGCCCCGAGCAAAGTCGCCCCCGGAAATCCGGGAGTGTCGACCTTTGCGGATCCTAACGCAAGCCCCGTGACCTCGTTAATCTCGATGTCGTCCATGACCTGATTCCCCGCTTCCTCTCGGAGTGTATACTCAAATAGAGCCTCGATGCTCGCGACGTCCAACTCGCGGTCTCGGTATTCCGGATTGATATAGGCGACAACGACCGCCTGATCGCCGCGCTCGCTGTCCATTGTCAACGATTTTCCCACGATCTCGCCGACCTGCTGCCGATTGCTTGAGTGTGAATTGTCGGAATTGTGACCGAAAAACGCCTTGACTCCGGTCTTGATTTTGTCCAGTAGCCCGCGGATCGCCCGAGAATGCCATCGTTTTGTGACGTTCCCCATGCCGACGACGCGCCCCGTACTCTCGCCTTCGTGGCCGACGACATATGCCCGGAACTCCGGCCGCGGATCTCGAGCCTTAATCGCTCGATATGCTTCCGGATCGATCATGCCGCGGATCGCCTCCGCGCTCATCTCTTGAAGCAACGCTCTCAATCGGAACGAATGCTTCATTTGTCGGGATCCCCGCCTTCCGGAGTCCGGACCGGCCGCGCCTTCCCCTGACGCCTGACCGCCCGCATTTTCTCCGAGAGAGCCTCGCGCTCTTTCGTTGACTTGTAATTATCGGTCGTGATCATGCCCGCGGAAGGCTCTCGCCCCGGCTGACTCTCGGCGTCGACTTTCGGATCGTAGACCTGCGATCCGGGATCCTCTCCCGCCTTGATTCCGTTCGTTGTTAGGACCGTTTTCCCGATTTCCATGGTTTTCTCCTATTATGTTACTCGCTCGGTTTTGTTTTGTCAACTTTCTTGACGTCTTCCCCGCTTTCGTCTGACGTCGCCGCGGTCTCGTCTTCCGCCTCTTCTGATGGGGATCCGAACATAACCCGAGCCGAATCTAACCGTTTTTTCGACTCTTCCGCGAGCCGATCGATCTCTTTCTCGACGTCGAGATCCGGGATCCGCGATAGGAACGTCTCGAGCGAGATCTTGCCATCTTTGACCGCGGGCAAATAGAACGTCGCCAATCGATCCCAATCTTGCTCCGAGAGAGCGAGAATCACGAGATCGGCGAGCCGCGGATCGAGAGGCGTCGTTTGAACGCTCCGGTTCCGGAGATCGATCGCTTTCCGCCATAACTCCCGCAATAGATCTTGCCAAATTGCTCGCTCGTTCCTCGTGCTGGCCTCAACGAGCCCCATGAGATTTTCGGCGGTCGACCGATTGCTCAATTGCTCCGGGAGTCCTAGGAAATGGACCGGAACCCCGGTCGTCCCCGAGATCATTTTTGCGTTTGAGATGATCTCTTTCTCGAGCGACTCGACGCCATCCATAGGCGGGGAAAGGAAACTCGCCTTCCCGATATGGATGAAAACCCGGCCTTTTTTGAAATTTTTCGCCCGCTGAAAGAGTGTATTCATGTCTTCGACGTCTTCCTTCGTTTGACATTCTATATCTTGAAATGGACCCGCGTATAGATGGTTGATCTCTCTCCAATCCCGGAGCGCCTTGTCGAGCGACTCGATCTGCGTCAGGACCTGCCATAAGCGCATCGATGTCGTATTTGGAGCATCGAGCCGCCCTCCAAATTTCCGGTATATAAAATTCGGCTCTTCGATCGAGACGTCTTTCCCTGATTTCGGCATTTTGAAAGAGACCTTCTCGTATTTCATATAGTCGTCCGCGTTCGCCGTGATCTTGTATTGATATGACGACCACGAGCGCCAACGGAACTTGACCATTCCCCGCTCTTTTCGGATCCCGCCCGCTCTCGTTTTCCATCGCCAAATATGCTCCGGATCCCAATACAATTGGAGCAACATTTTCCCTTCCGCCTCTGCCTCTTTGCAAAGGGAAATGAACGTCGCCTCGATCGCGTTGTACTTGAGCATTTCCTCGAGAAAAGCGACCTCGCGATCGTCTTCCTCGGTCTCGCCCTTGCCGACGACTTTTAGCCCCCGCGACATGATGAACGCCGCCCGGACGCCGACTATATTTGACGTTTGGATTACGCCCCAATCCGCGATGCAATTGATCTTTTTGTTGATTTCCTCTATCGCCGCATCGTAGTCCCGATAATTGTTGCCGACGTAATCGGTATTCGTCGACCCCTCGGCAACGTCGACCTCGTTCTCGTAGAACTCCGCGATCCGGCCGAAAAACCCCCTCGGAGCGAGCCTCGTATAGAGTCGCTCCCATACGCTCGGGAGACGCGGGATCGCCTGACCTTGCTTGTTCTTACTTGTCATATCGGCCTCCATTGCCTTGATAATAGCATCGAATCTCGTTTTTTCCAATCACGCGAACGCCCCGACGGATCCGCGGGAAGACCGCGGCATATAGAAGCATAGAGCCAACGCGTCGCCCTTGTCGGGGCTCCGGGGCTCGAGATGCTTCGCCTTGAGCCGCCTCCGGAGTGTTTCTTTATCGACGATCTGATACCTATTTGTCCGCGGATTGATAACGAACTCCCTCTCGGTCAACTCAAATTGTAGATCGGCGTCGTTCGGAATGTCCGCCCCTATAAGCGACTCTTGCAACTCAAAATACATCTCGGTCCCGACGTTCTCGTACCGCGCCGGATCCTTCGCGGTCTCGTTGTTCTTGATCCCGTTGATTTGGACGACAATATCATGCTCTCGCGCCCAATTCCGGACCTCGTCCGGAACCCCCGCCCCGAGACCGGACGCGTCGATGTTGACGATGTCCGGATCCAACTTGAGAATCGCATCTTGAATCCGAGCCCGGAGATAGACTAGATCCGATCGATCTATAACTAACTCGTGAACGATTTTCCCCCCGATTCGGCCGTATATGACCGATCGGTCGTTTCCATATCGAGCAACGTCAACGCCGATCGCCCGCATCCCCGACGGTGTGCCCTCGATCTCATGAGCCATCGCCTCGGCGACTAAATCAACCGAGAGAACGACGTCGTCCCCGGTTATGGGGAACTCCCCGAGAACGCGAACCCGGTATACATTCGAGTCTTTCCCGAATCGGCGAGCCATTCGCTTCTCGTATTCCGGAGAGACTAACGGGGAATTCGCCGACGTGAGTTTCGAGACGAACCATCCCGCCGGATCCTGAAAGACCCGATAAAAATAGCCCTTTGTCATGACCGGATTACCGATCATCGCGATGGAGTTTTCCTCTCGTGTCAACGCGCCCTCTATAACCTCGAAAGCCGCGTCGGGGACTCCGGGGGCCTCGTCCACGAGATACAAGAGATGCTTATTATGGATCCCGGAGAGAGCATTCGGATTTGAACTCGGGATTCCATGGGCGAACCACGTTTGACTATGCCCGCGGACGTTGATTCGCGTTTTTGTCCATTGACAAAAGAGCCTCAACTCCGGCCGCGATTGTTTTAGTAGACTCGCCGCCTCCGCCCATAGAATATCGTAAACTTGATGTTGAGTCGGAGCCGTTGCCGCGACGCGGGATTGATTATAGCAGTATAACTGATGGTACATCATAATCGCGATCGCGGTCGTCTTGCCGACGCCATGGCCCGCCCGGAGAGCAACGCGCCCTTTTTTCATATAGCCGCGAAACATATCCTTTTGCCCTTCCGTTGGATCGATCCGGGTCATATGCTTGGAGAACAACTCTAGCCCGTCCGGCACCTGACGGAACCGGCGACGCCATCTAACGAGATTTTGCTTCTGACTTTCTGTTAGATTGAGCATCGCCTTCGTCTGGCTCTGGATCCTCGTTCGCGAGTAGATCGGCGAGACTTATGTTCGCCTCAACCTCGACGCTCTGGCGCCCATACCCGCGATCTTTGCCCTTCGCGTCGAGATAGTACTTTATCGCCCACGGATGACCCGCCTTTATCGCCGCCTCGAGTTTCGTTTCTACAACGTCGACCGTTTCCGCGAGAGATTCCCGCTTGAGATCGTATAGACCTTGCTTCACGATCGGATCCAATTTCGCGAGAAACCGCATGAACGCCGATCGGCTCACATGAAGGGGAAAATATACGTTGATCCATCGGTCTTTGCAATGCTCGGTCAACTCCCGGATCTTTCGTAGATCGCGCTTCGTGAGACTCCGCTTTTTTGTCGCTTTTGTCTCGGTCTCATGCGATTGCAATGCGGTCGCATTGCGTTCGGATTTCGTCTCTACCCGTCCGGATCGCCCGGATTTGCTCATATTTCGCCCTTCCGGACCGCGTCGGCGATGTCCGAGAACTCGACTATATTGGAGATAGGACTAGCCCCGAGCGCCTCACATACGGAATTAAACTCGTCTTTACTCTTGAATTGAACGATCAAGTAGTCCGGTTCTCCGGGATCCGGGGCATCTGGCGCCTTATTTTCTGGACTTTGCTCGGTCCGATCCTCGAGATAATTCCTTTTGAAATCGTCGAGATCGAGACTCGGAACGTCGATCTCTTTCTCGACATCGTACAAATCGATCCCGGTCTTGTTCAGATACTCATATAATCCGTCTTCGGTCACGCTTGCATATATCGACGAATAGATCAATACGCGCCGCGCCGCCTCCGCCATTGATTCGCATTCAACAAAGACGGTAGTAAATCTCTCGGGGACAACCCATCCCTCGGCCTTGAGATCTCGTAGAATTGCGATCCGATGGAATCCGTCGAGACAATAGATTTTTCCGCTATCCGGATCCCGCCATGCCTTGAATGCTTCCGCGAATCCGTTTCGGATGATCGATTTCCGGAGACGCTTACTCGCCGCGAGTGTCATTTCCTTAAATCCGTCTGGCTGAATAAACTCGAACTCGGACCATTTTTCCTTTGAGACGCCCGCGATTGTCTCGGTCAAGGTTTTGTTCATTTTCCCGCCGATAGAGAGAGACCCGGAGCAACGAAACGCGCCGCTCCGGGCCTCAATGGAAGTAGCAAGCCAGTTTCCCGTTGACTCACGCTTTAATTATAGCATTGATCGCCGGTCTTTACTACTCTTCGCCGACGTCCCCCATCTCCGGGAGATCCGCCGGCCGGTTTTCGAGCGACTGCCTCGCGCTGATGATCCGCGCCCTCTCTTGAGCCATTTCGCGCTCGACCTGCCGCTTTTCTTTTACGTTTTGAAGCCGAATCTCGAGATCTCGCTGATCGTCGCCGGTCAGGCGGGCCCACCATCGACCGAGAGCCCCGCGGTAGAGCATCGATTGTAGATGCTCGATGTAGACGCGTTGATACGTACCCATTCCGAGCCGCGTCTTGTACCCTTCGAGATGATAATTGACTCCCTCAATCCACGACATTTTTTTCATTCTCTTCAACGTTAGCATTTTGCCTCTCTTTTTCGGTTTTTTCCTCGAGATCCTCTTCGGAGATCCCGAGCATATGCATTTGAATCCTTCGGAGATTCCCGAGCGCCCGCGTATTCGACATTATCGCGTTCGTATTTTTAACCCCGCCAAGAGCGAGATGTGAGATTGACGAACGGATCCGCCGGACCTGCAACGCCAACGCGACGACGATCGTTGCGAGCGCTAGAACCGCAACTTTCCATATCATTGAATGCCCCCTTGAACCGAGACGATCTCCCGGATCCTCTTCATCCCGACCGCTTTCGGCCTCAAGATGTCGAACTCTTTGATCGGCCCGACGTATGATCGCTCGCTCTCTTTCATGATTTCCGCTCCGCCAACGCGCCGCGCCCGAACGTGATCGTGTCCCTGATGACTGTTCGGACGGACGCGATAAGGATAATTTCGCCAGCGTTCGCCGCTCTGAATCTATCGAGCGCTTCCGCGACGTTTTCCATTTTGGAGCATATCCGCTCGAGGGCATCTCTCAAATCGTTTGATTCTTTGGCTTGAATGCAACGATCGCAAAGGATCGCCTCTGTCCCTTCCCGGAGAAACGTTCCGCAATCGCGGCAACGCGACCGTTTGCTTTCCGCGCATCTCTTCCAATTTTCATTGAACGCCTTTTTCAACCTCTCTTTCGTTAGAATGCCCTTACCCATGACCATTTCGCCCTCGATCTCGACCTTCCCGATGTACGGGATCCCGAGCGCTTTCATAGGCGGATCCACGAAACGCTCTAAGATCCGCATTTTTCCTCGAATCCTTATTGCTCTCTTCATTCGAACCTCCGATTATTATTCGATCAAGTGCCTTCAACGCTTCCCATAAAAGGGCCCACAAAACAGCCCCGATCAGGATCGCGAGTATGTCACGTATCGCCATCATTCCTCGCCCGATGTCATCTTGAGAGCGAGACTCTCATAATCGACTCGAAATGTCTCCGGATAATACTCTCGCAAATACCGATCAAGCCCGGCAAGACCGCAACGCCTCGCGTCGATCCCCTTCCGCGGGAGACCGTTTTTTTTCATGAACAACTCGTGTTTCGGGAAAAACGTTGCCGCGCATAACGGCCGGACGTGGACCTTGTTGACGTAAATTCCATGCAACTCGAGCATTCGCGCTTGAATATGTCGGAATCTGCGTTCCTCGTGAAACGTCCGGGATCCCTTGACGTCTATGCATACGCAATACTCTCGAGTCGGATCCCCAATGAGTCGATCTTTCCACCCGACCGCATGCGGGAGCCATATTTGCTCGGTCTTTTTCGGTATGTCGTAAAGGACCTGATTGATATGGTTCAGGGTATCGACCTCGATCCATAATACAAAGTCCGGCGTATAGGTAATCGCATTGAGCCATTTTTTTGTCTTCGCCCCGAGCGGATTCCCGGCCTTCGAGTAGATCCGCGCCCGATATTTGACCTCTTCCGCGAGAACGAACCGCTCTCGCCCTTCGCCATACGCGACCCGGATCCCCGAAATCATCTCCGCCCATAGAGCGAATGCTTCCTCGTGTTTGCTGTCAAATTTCCGCTCGATCATGATGTCCCTGCCGAGCGATAAATCCTCTCCAATTCGGGGATCGCCTCAATGATGACGTCGGCGTATGCCTTCGCGATTTCGTGAATTTTCTTGAGCCCCTTCCGGAGATCCGCCGAATTGTCGATAAAAAACGACTCGGCAATGATCCGGATCCCCGGCTCTTTCGGCAAGCGCCCCTCGCCCCCATAGAGAAACGTCGAGCCCCTGCCGCGCCGCCGAACCACGACGACGCCGCGATTCCGGATCCCGAGAACGCGAGAGACCCGACCCGCCATTTGAGCCGCGAGTTTCCCCGCCATATATCGCGACATCTGGCCGGGGATCCCGGCCCCACTCGGAACGAGCATCTCGGTCCCGCTGGCTTTTTTGTCAAAGGCGTTGCAATGGAACTCGATCGACAACTCCGGTCCATTCTGGCCGAGAGCCGAGAGCGCCTTGTCCCGTTGCTTGAGAGATTTATCCCCGCCGAATACCATGAACCCGAGAGCAACTCGGCCCGCGACCCCGAGATATTGAAAGATCTTGCCGACAAGCATCTCGTTATACCGGTATTCGCTCCATGATTCCCTGCGCCGCAATATCCGCGAGCGAATTTCGCCATCGGCCCCGCC